TCGGAAAATTGGAGGCCTGACCAGTGAACCGCGACGCAGCCCTCCTGACCGTCCTCACCGCAGCCGAAAAAGCCACGCGGCCGAAATCCCCGCTTACCGTCAGCGAGTGGGCGGACAAGCATCGGCTGTTGACCAGCGAAGGCAGCGCAGAGGCCGGCGAATGGCGCACCAGCCGCGTGCCGTATCTGCGTGAAATCATGGATGCGCTGAGCGAGGATTCACCGGCGCGCAAGGTGGTGTTCATGAAATCCAGCCAGGTTGGGGGCACGGAAGCCGGCGCAAACTGGATCGGCTACATCATGGCCCACGCCAAAGGGCCGGTCGCCATCGTCATGCCGACCGAGAAGGCGCTGAACGACTGGATGTCGCAGAAGTTCGACCCGATGGGCGCCAGCACGCCGGCGGTGCGCGATGTGCTGGCCACGCGCAGCAACCGCGCCGGGGACAACAGCGCCAGCCGCAAGCGGTTTGTGGGCGGCATTTTTTACGCCAAAACCGCCGGCTCGACCGCCGAACTGAAATCCACCTCCCTGCGCTACGCGATTGCCGACGAGGTGGACGAATACGACTGGACCACGCTACAGGGCAATCCGCTGGAGCTGCTGGAAGTCCGGCAAAAAACCTTCCACGACCGCAAGCTGTTCGTGGTGTCGTCGCCCACGGTGAAAGACGCCAGCCGCATCGAAGAGCAATTCGAGCTGGGCGACCAGCGGCGCTACATGGTGCCATGCCCGCACTGCGGCGAGCGGCAGCACCTGGTGTGGGCCAATATACGCTGGCACGCCGTCAAAGGCCGCGTCACCCGCGCCTGGTACAACTGCCACGAGTGCGGCGCAGAAATCGACGAGCACCAGAAGCCGGCCATGCTTGCCGCCGGCAAATGGCAGCCGAACAATCCGGATGGCCTCTGGCGCAGCTATCACATCAACGCACTCTACGCGCCCATCGGCATCGGCGAAAACTGGTGCGAGCTGGCCGAGCGCTGGCTACTGGCGCAAAACGACCTGACCAAGCTGATCGCGTTTATAAACACCGCGCTGGGCGAAACCTGGGCGGATCGCAGCCGCGACATCAAGCCAAACGTGCTGCTGGCGCGCGCAGAGCCTTACGACCTGCGCACCGTACCGCCCGGCTGCCTCGTCATCACAGCCGGGGTCGACGTGCAGGATGATCGGCTGGAGATCCAGATCACCGGCTGGGGCCGGCATGACCGGAGCTGGGTGCTTGATTACCACGTGCTGCCCGGCAGCCCGAGTGACGACAAGCTGTGGATGCGGCTGGCGGAGTACATCAACGGCGCAGCCTTCGAAAACTGTCGTGGCAAAACCCTGCGCATCGAAGCCACCGCCATCGATACCGGCGGCCACCACACCCACATGGTGTATGCCTTCGCGCGCAGCGGCGCCATCAAGCGCGCCATGGCCTGCAAGGGCGCCAGCACGCCGGGCCGCATCATCCTCGGCAAGCCGAGCAAGCAGGACGTCAACCTGCGCGGCCAGACACTGAAAAAAGGCGTCTCGCTGTACCTGGTCGGCACCGACACCGCCAAGGCGCTGCTCTACGGCCGCCTGCACGACGACACCGACAAGCCTGCCGACGAACGTAAAGTGCATTTCAGCCACCGGCTGGAAAACGGGTATTATGACCAACTGGTATCCGAAACCTACAACCCGCGCAGGCAACGCTGGGAGCTGAAAAAGGGCAAGCGCAACGAAGCGCTGGATACCTGGGTGCTGTCGCTGGCCGCCAGCCATCACCCCGAGCTGTACCTGCACAAGTGGAAAAAAACCGACTGGGACCGCCGCGCCGCCATGCTTGAGCCGGACCAGCCCACAACACCAGAGCCGGAAAACCGGCCAGCCGAAACCAAAAGAGAGGAGCCCACTCAACCCGCTCGCCCGGTTGAGCAACGCCGCCCGCAATCCGGCGGCTTTGCCAGCAGCGAGTGGCTGGAGAGGCTATGACAACCCATGCAACCGTCGACCATCAAGTAGCGCTCGCCAACGAAATCACCGCCATCCTGCGCGAGCGCATCGGCTACCACGAACAATTCGCCGCCCCGATAGCCGAAGCCATCGTCAGCGGCCTGGCCGCCCGTCGCGGCGGCGATGTGCTGTACGTGCCAACCGGCAACCGCAAGCCCCGCCAGCTCACCGAGCGCAACGCCGCCATCCGCGCCGAATTCAACGGGCGCAACCGCAAGCAATTGTGCGAGAAGTGGGGGATAAGCAAGGCGCGGCTGTATCAGATTGTCGGCGAGTCAAAATAGTCTAGCCCGCCCCCTGAACAGCTAGACACTTCCCCCGGCACACTCCGACAAACCCTCGGAGTCTGCCTACCATGTCCACCGCCACCGATATGCTCGACAAATACCTCGCCGCCGAACAGGCGGTGCTGGATGGCAAAACCGTCAAATTCGGCGAACGCCTGCTGGGCATGGAAGACCTGTCCGAAATCCGCGCCGGGCGGCAGGAGTGGGAGCGCAAAGTCGCCAGCGAAACCGCCGGCGCCAACGCCCCGCGCATCGGCGGCATCGGTTTCAGTGTCGCGCGGATGGACTGACGCATGAACATCGTCGACCGCATCGTTGCCTATTTCGACCCGCATGCCGGCGTGCGCCGCGCACAGATGCGCAGCGCTTTGGCGCATTACGAAGCAGCCAAACCCGGCAAGCAGCGCAAAACCCGCCGCGACAGCCATTCGCCCGATCAACTGGTGCAGGCCGGCGCCGGCCCGCTGCGTGCCCAGGCGCGGTTTCTGGAACGCAATCACGACCTCGCCCGTGGCGCGCTGCGCACCCTGGTCAACAACATCATCGGCCCCAACGGCATCGGCATCGAGCCCCAGCCGCGCCGCGCCGACGGCACCATCCACGAAGACTACGCCAAGGCCCTGCGCGAAGCATGGCGCGACTGGTGTAAAACCCCCGAAGTCACCCACCGCCACACCTGGGCCAAGACCCAACGCCTGCTGGCCCGCGCCTGGCTGCGCGATGGCGAATGCTTCGCCCAGCAGCTGATCGGCCCGGTGCCAAAGCTCGACCACGGCACCCGCGTGCCTTTCTCGCTTGAGCTGTTCGAGGCCGACATGGTGCCGCTGGATTACGACGACGGCGACAAAATCCGCCAGGGTATCGAGCGCAACGGCTGGGGCCGACCGGTGGGCTACTGGGTCTACAAGCAAAACCCGCTCGACGCCGGGCTGGTGTCGCTATCCGCCAACCTGCGCCGTGTCAGCGCGGATCGCATGCTGCACATAGCCGCCATCGACCGCATCGGCCAACTGCGCGGCGTATCCGAATTCGCCAGCATCCTCACCCGGCTGGACGACATCAAGGACTACGAAGAGAGCGAGCGCATCGCAGCCAAGATCGCCGCCGCGCTCACCGCCTACGTCAAGCGCGGCAGTCCGGAAGACTACACCGCCCAGCTGGACGACGAAGGCAACCCGATCCCGCGCGACATCCGCATCCAGCCCGGCATGATCATCGATGGACTCGGCGTCGGCGAAGAAATCGGCCTGATCGACACCAAGCGCCCGAACCCGAACGTGGCGATTTTCCGCCAAGGGCAGCTGCGCGCCGCCGCCGCCGGCATCGGCGCCAGCTACAGCAGCATCAGCCGCGACTACAACGGCACCTACAGCGCCCAGCGGCAAGAGCTGGTCGAGCAATGGGTGCATTACGCCGTGCTCACCGACGAATTCGTCGGCATGGCCGTGCAACCGGTTTGGGAACAATTCGTCGCCATCGCCCACCTGTCAGGCGTGGTGCCGATCCCCGCCGATGTCGCCGCTGGCAGCGCCGACGATGCCCTGTTCATCGGCCAAAGCATGCCGTGGATCGACCCGCTGAAAGAGGCCAAAGCCAATCTGGAGCTGACCCAGGCCGGCTTCGCCAGCGAAGTCGAAATCATCCGCCGCCGTGGCGGCAACCCGCGCGACGTGCTGGAACAGATCGCCGCATGGCGGGAAAAGGTCAAGCAAAAAGGGCTGACGCTCAGCAGCGACGCAGCCACCGACAAACAAGCCGCCGGCCCGGTGCCGGCAAATGGAGAGCAAGATGCTGAATAAACTTGGTTGGCTAACCACAGCCCGCCACCAGGCGGGGTTTTTATTTACCGCAAATAGTCTAGTCCTGTCCCTAAACAGCTAGAC